CATAGTTTTTAGAAATAGCTGCTAACTGGCCCAAAATGCTTCTAATTAAGAAGTCAGATTGGTTTTTGATAGCAAAGCCCATAGAAGAACCCATTTCAGCATACTTCGCTTCATCGCGAAATACTCTAAATGGTTTGACTCAAAGTTTTGGTACTACAGTTTGAACTCTCGTCTTACGACGGAGCATCATAACTAAATTATCAAAGTCTTCATATTGAAGTGAATTCAATAGATCCTCTAAGTGTAAATCACAAGAATCATAAGATTCAAGTTTCTTACAAATTTCTCTTAACTTATTTATATAAGCCAAAAGAAGAGGATAGGAAGACATCAGTTCATAATAATCAGGAAATTTCTCTTTGAAAGATACAAGTCTTTCATTGATAGTTTCAAGACCTTTTTGAACTGAATCCTTTGAGCTCACAGCTTCTCTAACCAGCCCTACCCTAAAAAGGCCCCGAAGAAATTCGGGACATTCCTTGAAAGTAGGCGTCACCAAGATTACCTCTTTAATCTTATTATTTATAAATGAACGAAGTTCATCATACGTAACAAGATTATAGGTTCACCTGATGGCGTGGTTAAAATTATATAAATAATGCCTCATATCAACAAAGGATTTACATCTTTTATGTTGGTATGGAAGCATATCATATAATTTACAACATAGATCTAAAACAGAGAAACTTGAACATGGTACTCTTTGGATATATCCTAATAATTCTAAATAAATTATTGAAGGAGATTTTCAATTGAGTAAGATTCCACGTAAAGGGATACCTGTTAACTCCTTACCATCACGTATTCATCTCTTAGCAAATTCATAAGTATCTTTTGATACATGTGTTTTATGTTGAGAGATGTCAACACCTAGTCTAGTCATAATTTTTATATATTTACTAGCGACTTTATCATTTTTTATAACGATATCGTCACCTAATAAAATATAATCTTTAAAGTTACTGATACCACACAAATGTGCGGCATAAGCAACAACTAGATGATGAGTAATAGTAAAAGCTGCTCAACTACTATAGGCTCCCATTGGTTGCCCAACTGAATATTTCAGTTGTTTATCCTTGTATAAAAATTCTCTATTAGAGAGAAGATTCATTCAAGCAAAAGCAAAATTATAATTCTTGTAAATACAAGCTAATAATTTCTTTTGAAGGACCACTGGGAAACGGTCAGTAGCTGCACTTAAATCTAAACTGTAATAACTATGAGAAACTGCATCTAAAGTCCAATTATTAAACGGGTTCTGAGTGAAAGTTCTATCTTGTGTTAGTTTATTTCTTAACAAAGAAAGTAAACCATCATGGATAGGCCTTAAAGTAAACTGTGAAAGATAATCTTCCATAGCAATTACTCTAAGCTTTAACTCCGGATCTTTAATAATAGCTAGCTTACCTGAATAACCTAATCCTTTATCTGGATCTTGAGTTTCTAATAAATTCATACCCATAAATGCTAAACAGATTATTTTATTAATTCTGTCATGGTATTCTGGATTTATGATTTTATAGATTCAAGAGATCTGATTAAGATTAAGAGTTCTTACTCCCTTTATAGAAGTAGCAGTTGCTGGTCCTGATGGACTAGACTTACTACTAATATAATGGTCAGTATCTGAATAAACAGGTAAGGCTAAATGCAGGTGATTGTCAAACACAAACTTTCTTACAAAAGTAGTGGGGATCGTTCAGATCCTCTTCCTTTTGAAAGGGTCAGTTATAGTTTGAAAATCAGGTTCCAACTTCTTTTCTTCCCTCTTAGTAGGTTTTATTGCACGTGTATATGTTAGAATTGATAAAACAACTCTAATATGACCCGCATCAATAAGGTCTTTAAGATAGGTAAAATTAGAAGGAACTCCTTCTCGGGTTAGGCTAACTCTTGAATCATTAACCTTTAAGGGTTTACCACAAACATACCTTGTAAAATGAAGCTTTACAGCTTTAAAATACTTGATTGCGAATGGTAAACCGGACCTCTTACGAAGTCTTTCAAATTGATTAATGAAACAAGTCACAGTCTTAGCTAAATCCACACCATAAAGATATTTGTATATTCTTACAATTATTAATATGTGTAATTTAGTTAATTTCATGTTTTGTTTTTAAGACCGAAGTTCACTACCTGTTTATAGTAGCGTAGCAGTCGGTTACTACTACTTTGTAGGTCCTTATACTAAATGATAAGGCAGATGACTAAATCCCTTAAACAAGGAATCACCTGTTCAACCCAGGTTTCTCTGGATCTACCGATAGGTAATATCTTAACCTATTGGAGCTGTTTACAGCCCCCATTTACTGGCT